TACTTTTATGTCAATACAGTATTATACCATAATTACACTGTAATTCTCATCTGAGGCATGATAATGTTTAAGGAAGATGTCGTGTTATATTGGTCGTTAGTCATATCAGCCGCTATAGTGAATTTTTCTGTGCCTACTAAACTTAAAGGTGTTTGCGAGTATATACTGAGAACTATAATACGACCTGAACCACCATCTCTTTTTAAGTTAAACTTAGTTGTGCCTAAAGTAAATGTATAGCCTGTAGTCAAATCTAAGTTACCAGCATTATTAGCGTCATTGTGATAAGTAGTGCCTTTTATAGTAAGTGTTCCTGTATTGTCCTTATCCACTAAACCAGAGTATGCAGCAACATCAGCACCAACAGTAAGTGTTATGTTACATCTTGTATTGTGATACCCCTCCGCATAAAATATATTTGTAAACCCTGCTGGTGGACTAACTACATGTGTGCTACCATAAATATCACTATAGGTTATTCTCTCAGCCCCGTACGTAGTTATGTAGTTGTTTGACGCTTTAACTAGTCTGCTGCCTGAGTTTATGGAGTAGTCGTTATACGTAACTACAGGTAAGGTATATGTAGGAAGAGTAACCTTCTTATACTGTGTAGCAACACTGACAGAATTATTAAATGCCAGTATTACTATATCCGGGTTCGCAGGCAATCTGTAGTACCCAGCACTGTCTGTAATAAGGTTACCATCAACATCCTTAGCAAAACTAGCCTCACCACCTACGGGTATAGGATTACTACTATTAAAGTACTGCCAATCTGATAACACACCAACATTTATGTAGTCCAACCAACTAGCTTTTAGTACAGCCCCGTCTAACACTGCACCCTTAATATACCCACCTTGTATATTAGGTGCTGTACTTGTACCAGCTGCACTCGAACTAATGGTAACACTTGGTGTTGTTACCTCTATACCTTTAGTGACCACTAGATCAGCAGTGTTTATCTTATCAGCAGTAACAGAGTTTGTAAGAATCTTACCACCGCTAACACTAGTTATATCAGCGTCAGCTACAGCATCTTTAGAAGCTAGTGTGCCTAACCCTTTAACATTTGTAAAATTAACTGTGCCATTAAACACACTCAATCCTGTTGTAGCATCAATAGAGAATGGTGTGTGCGAATTAGAGCTATCAACTATAGTAAATTTGTTAGCATTTATTTTAAAGCTGGACTCCACACCACTACCATCTGCCATACTCCAACCAGTAACTGCTCCTGTAGTATAGTCAGTAATAAACTTACTGGCACCACCAGCCCAACCGTAAGGAGCGGCTTGAATCATACTAAGCTTATTCCAGATAGCACCATCCCATTTATATAGCTCATTAGTTATATCGTAAGGAGCGGGATAGTATGCATCAGTCTTTCTCCATAAGTCCCCAGCAGCAATACCAGTAGTACCATCTGTTCTAACTGTACTATTTGTAGGAGCTGTAGTTTGTTTGTACATATAGGCATTAGCACCTCCTACGGAGTCTACTGCTATGATAAAGTCATTTAAGTTTTCAGTATACTTGGTAGCAGTCTGCCATTTAGGTGTACTAGTAGAGGAATACACATAGATTTCACCTTTATGGTATGTAGTATCCGTAGGGATAGATTCAGGTATCCATAAATCCCTATCTCTTATAGTAGTAGTGGCTGTGTCGACAGGTGTACTAGCAGAACTATATATAGTTCGTTTACCATCCGCTAAGTCTCTCAATGCCGTCAACCCGTCACTATTAGCTATTCTTGTCCATGCAGTTCCAGTATGTTTATAGGTCTCATTTACACTTATAGCAGGAGTTACTGTATTATCTGTGTAAGTCCTAATATATATATCATTTACTGTAGCGTCTACAGGATTAGAGCTTGCAGGTACACTGGTCCCACTAAACACGTTGACCTTACTATTTCTTTCGTTACTTAAATATGTGTCTAACGCATCTGTACCTATAGAAATGGACTTAGGATTAACGATTACTGCACCACTGTTTAATCCAGTTTCAAGAGCAATAGTTGCAGAATTGTCTGTGTACTTAGTGGCTTTTATCCACTTTGTTCTACCACTATTAGGAGTTACACTCGTATCGTATCTGTATATCTCATTAGCTACTATTGTATTCCCTGCAAAATCTAATACTGTTGTACTGCCGTTAGGTATCCATACATCATTAGTAGCTAAGTACTTATCAGTAGGTGGTGTTGCTCCACCGTAAATAGCCCTCTTACCGTCAGCAAAATCAAACACATCTTTACTTATATCAGTAGTAACACTCCATACAGGTGTTGCCCCGTATGTGTATTTCTTTATCACTTTATTATTACTATCATACCAGTAATCTCCATTGTTAGCAGTGGTGTAATTAGTAGTATCTGGAGCGGTAGCACTAACTATAGTATTTAATTTCTTGTCTGTTTGAGTTTGTAGGGTTGATAAAGTACCTTTAACTGCATCTGTTGTTCTTTTATAGTTCTCAACTATGTTCCAAGTAACAGTACTACCAACTACTGTTGCTTTATATATTTCACCCTCATAGTACGGAAGAGCTACACCTGCCTCAGGTATCCATAAGTCTCCAGTACCTACCTGAACAGTTGACCCACCACTCGTGAATGTTAATCCAGGTGCCACTGTGCCGCCGAATACTGTACGTTTACCATCTGCAGTGTCTTGTGCTCTTGCAGCATCTGCTAACGCTTTAGTTACATTTACATCAGTTATCAGTATCCAGCTATAGTATGTACCTCTATCAGGGGTATCACTAGGTAAGTTCTCGTAGCTGAATCTATATGCGAACCCTGTCAGCTTATCGTAATACAAATCCCCGATATGGTTAGCTCTTACCAAGTTAGTTACAGGTTTAGTCGCATCTAGTGGTGGCTGTATGTAGTTATTGCTATCATACCATACGTATCCGTTACTAACATCTACATTATCATCTATGTACCATTGGGCCTCGTCAGCTATTACTTTGTACACAGCTGTCCAGTTAGCGTCTGTAGCAAATACTATAGCCGTAAGGTCTACAGCAGTAGCACCAGTCCCATCGTATCTATACATCTGCCCACTACCGGATCTAACATCCCATACTAAATCATTAGTAACTAAGGTGGCTGAAGTATTTGTAGATATGTACTTTCCATCTGCTTCTACAAACTCTGGAGCGCCATCATTGAACCACGTAGCTATTGCACCGTCTATCTGATTTTGCAGGCCCTTAGTAGTAGTAAGCAGGTTAGTAGCAAGTACAGCAGCAGCGTCATTAGCAGCCTTATCTAGGCGTTTCCACCCCATCTGGTACCCTTCATTCCAAGTACCACCATAGTACTGGTAAACAATACCATCTACAGTAGTATGTATCATACCTATTTTTACGGCTTCAACACCATCCCACTCGTGAAAGTAACCTGCTACAGCTGCTTCATTAGTAGTTACTTTTGCCTTTGTACCGTTTATCTCAGCAGTTAGGTCTACTAAGTGGCCAGACTGTGCTAAACCTCCTGTGTTCGGGTCAACACCAACACTAGTGTATAAAGTGTCTATAGCAGAAGCGTTTAATGCTGTACCTGTAGATATATTGTTAAACGCACTGTTCAATGCAGTAATGTCTTCAGCATACGAACCTTGCTTATTAGCTAGTGTAGTTATCTGATTTAACACATTTGAGTTAGCTAATACATTTGGGGTATTGAACTCAGTAGTAAGAAAATCAGTTGTAATAGCTAGTGCTTCATTAGGAGTAACTTTAGTTTCAACTAAACTGATAGCTCCAGCTACATCATTATTAAGCCTACTCACCTCTACATCTAGCTTTGAATTTAGCGATACTGCATCATTTTGTATGCTAGTAAGTATTTGGTCTATGCCTGTGGGTAAACTGTCTACTGCTACCTGTAAGTCATTAACAATACTCTCTAATGTTGCAGTACCTGAGGCAATCCTGTCTGTAATAGCAGAATCTAACCAAGACGGTAATCCTGCCTTACTCCCTGAAAATATACCACCACTAGATATCCTATAACTATTAGGTACTATAGTTAGCGTTTCTTTATTAGGTAGTACACTTACATTTGCGCTACTAGGTACTTCTACATTTACATTATTTGCACTTGATACCGAAACGGAATTCTTTTCTATTTCAACCATAGCATTACACTCCAGTAGGGATTAATGCTATAGCCTCTATTACTACTACAATAGCGTTAGTACCAGCAGGCAATTCTATTGTTATAACAGCTGAGTACATATCTTTTGGGTAATACCCATCTACAGGTGCACCCCTATTTACAGTCTCATTTGCAAATAATGAAGCAGGTATAGTACATACTAGATCACCGTTTAAAGCCGGATCATAGTTTGGGTCACTACTTGTAGCTATTGTTAGTGGCACTGTGCCTATAGTAGCTAGTGTATCTTTTCTAAATATTTTCATACTTGCTGAAACCATACCTGTCAAGTCCTGGGCAACAAACGAATTAGGCTCCGTAACCTTAACATTAAAAACAAAGTCGGTGTTTTGTGGTATTATAAAATCTGCCATATTTAATCCTTATTAATGAAATTATATCATAATTAACTAAAATACTTTTGTGTAGCGTTATCAATCAACCCTTGTGTTTTATTGAATGGTATAGCATCCATCCTAGCGTTAAGATCGATAAACGCATAATCCTCAAATACTAATTGCTGTGCTTCCATAGCTTTAGGTGTAGCTGATACACCATCCTCTGCGGAATACTCGGCTATCATAACCTCTTGCTCTTTTACTGACTCTTGTAACTCTTGCGTTTTCTTAGCGTCTTGTTCCATAGCATACTTCATATACATATTAGAGTACGATGATATCTGGCCTATAACAAAGTTAGCAATTTCTGGTTTAGTCATGGCTCTGGTTACAGTACCTCCGCCACTTGTGGCAACTGTCTTAGTAAATCCGTTAGATACAACATTAATAGTACCAGCGAACAATGCAACATACCCAGCAATCTCAGCTATAGAGTTAAATAGCTTTATGTATTTTCCGTAATTTTGTGCTGATCCACTATAACCCATTCTATCTAGCATGCCAGCGTATAAAGACAATATAACAGATATAATAGCAGCAGTAATAGCAATGTAGGAGGCAACGGTCATAATAGCATAAGCAGCTCCTTGACCGGCAGCATAACAGGCAGTACCTCCTGAACCTACACACACGACTACTGCGATAACAATGATTATAACTACTAGTACTACTGCTACAACTTTTTCCCACCAATCAGCCTTTTTCAGCCTATACTCGAAATGAAATGCAGTTTTTACTAGTTTGGTAAAAGTCTTAAGCTTCATCTGATTTACTTTGTCTACACGCAGGTATCTATCATAACCATCCAGCTCTAACTGTCCCGTAGTTGTGCTATAGGCATACCTTGGCACACTAACATACAAGTTACCAGGGTCATCTAGCTGTATGTGTAGGTTAATAAACTCATCTGATAAAGTACCATCAACGTAGTTACCGAATTTGTCTAACGTACTATCTTTTATCTTTGTAAGTAAAGGATCAGCTTCAATAGCTGTAACAGCGTTTTCTTTTAGAGAGTACCTTAGTTCTACTATAGTTGTAAACACTCGTCTACCGTTTACATCTATATCAGTCTTGGTGCTGCCTATAGTGTAGTCTCTGTTATATATCAGCTGGCCTGTATCAGCAAATGCAATAAACCAGTTAGAGTCGTTCTGTATAGGAACACCTTCTACGCTAGGGGCAGACGTTTTCAAGTACGTATACTTACCTAAGTTAACACCGTTATCAAAGTCCGTTTTTATGCTTGCACGTGCATCAGCAACTGTTTCTCGCACTTCACCTGTAAACTTATCTACGTACGGATATGTAGCTATTTGAAAGTGTGCAATATAATCTTCACCTACTACGTTCTTAGTAAATACTCTATCGTATATACCACTCTTTGTAATAGCTAGTGACGCTATATTTTTGTACTGAAATTCAAACCATGCGTAGTCTACTCCATGCCAGTCTTGCGATTTCATGGCATCTACGCTAGTACCAACTAACTTCAGTATTTTGTTATTAGCTTTGCTGTCAATAACATTTCCGTTGTATATCGGTTGTATATCAAATACCTCTATACCGTTAACAAACTTCTTATTCCAGTTACCAATTATAATGTTTTTAGCTTTACTATTAAGCCTAAACTCACTGACATTAGCAGCTAAGAAATCATCTTTGATGTACATAGGGCATACCCTATGTAACAGTAATCGTTACTGTATCTGATATTAGCTCATTACCTACTGTAGCTGTATGAGCTGTCATACGGTATGTTCCTGCAGTAAGCATGTTAGGGTCGATAATAACAGACCATGCGGTACTAGTTTGATCGATTATCCCTATAGGTTTGTAGCTAACTACGGCGTTATTTGCGTTATTAACAAACGTTAAGTGCACGTTAGCTCCCCATGCAGTATTCACTGAAGTACCTGTAACAGTAAATCCATCAATTGCTGCAAATGATACAGGCCCAGTAATACTGATAGACCCTGTAAGTGCAGCACTGTCGCTAGATAGGTAAGTTACAGCATTTCTCCATAATACAACATCATCAGGACTTAATGCATTTGAGTTTTCTGTACTTAGTAGCATACCTATCATAGTCGATGAGCTGTTAGCAGCATGCTGTCTCATATTGTCGTCAAATGCTTTTTCCTGTCTGATAGCAACATTGATTTGAGACCCTGTCAGACTTTCTGTTTTTCCAGTAGTAGGAGTAATTGATACAATGTCACCATTAGAATCCTTACTAACTGTCACATTACCATCTTGCATTCTTGTTGAAGCAAGTTTAGAATAAGTAGCAGCCTTAGCACCTTCAGCTTTAACTTTATCATCAGCTAAAGGGTAAACAGGAGCCGCTGTCAGTATAGGATTAGTTATACTTAACCCAGAGGTATCTATACCATTTTTAGTGTACATATCAGCCTGCATTTTCCACATAGAAACAGTGGTTGCTTTGGTATCAATATCTACTTTAGTTTTATTCGATGTAATTAACTTTGTATCTTCTAGTACCTTTTCGTGCTGAGCATTAATAAGCTGTGTGTCAGCTCTAACTTTAGCTAAACTGTATGGAGCATCTCTATTATCCTTAGCTATTTGTACAGCATGACTCATTGCATTGTCCGTTATACTACTACCTATAGATACCAACATTTGACTTAATTGTGCAGCCTTCTCAGCATCACTCAAATTAGAGTTTGCTAGAAATTCATTCATAGTCTCTTTAGCTCTAATGTATATACTATCTTTACCTACAGCTGCCTGCATCAACTCCTTGAACGGTGTTGTAACATCCAATGGTGCCACTAGTTCCTTTGTAAATAATGTCGCTGCCATACCCTATCCTTATACATACGTGATTCCACGCATTTCTTTAAACGTTAGTTTTTTACATTTATCTATTTCACACTCCACTTGTAACGCTCTGTTAGCTTCAACACTTATTTGCTCATCTTTGAGTAATCTGTCTTTAATACCATTCAGCTCCGCCTCACTCTTCTGAGCAGCCAACAAGTCTACCTGAGCCTCTACCTGCTTCTCTTGTAGCAAGTATTGCATACTTTGCTGAATAACGCTCTGCAACCCACCTAAATACACATTAGCATAGTCAGTAGCATTTATCCTACCTAAGTTATACTGTCCCTCTATATTTTTATTAACTGCGTTAACCAGTACATCAAAAACACCAGTACCGGTCCACTCATTACTGGCTGTTAATGAACCATTAGTCAAGTCTGTTAATACTATATTTGTTGCCATGTATTATTCCTTTACAGTAACCTAATTGCAGCTCACCTAAGTGAGCTGTGTTAAACTACTCTTTGTCTTCTACTTTTAAATCATCTTCGTAACTAATTGAGTAGCGATTTCTCATTGATGTAGTCATACTTCCATCTAGTCCTCTAACTGCCAGTGGAATCTGTATTTCTTTCAGCACATTAATGAACCCTTGTTCTACCTCTACCGGCACATTAAGTGGGATACGCTTAGTACCTAACTCAAAGAACCCATTACCACAAGTAACTGGTACTGTACTAGTAAAGTTATTCTCACGTTGGTCATTATCAGTAATCACAATAATATGCGTCTCTCTAGCCGCTTTCTCTGCATCTAACGCTAGTTCCCCCATAGTTTTAGCTACTTTCTTCTTAGCTTTGTCTGCTTGAGACATCTCTTCGTCTTCTGCTACTTCCTCAATTATTTCGGGAGTACCACTCTCTAAACTCTTATAGTGAGCTTCAATCTTTTCAGATAGTTTGGCTTCTCCGATGTTTGGACTATATTTAATTCCAAGCTCATCCGCTTCTATCTTCAATTCGTCTATCTTTGCCATTTGTATAATTCCTTACGGTTGTTTATTTATTGAGCAAACTCAATTACTGTATTCTACCTAAGGTTTACTTAAGGGGAGGTTAATTGTAGGAGTAGCTAACCTAGCCGAAGCTAGGCGCAGGGTTGTTATTTACTTACTGCAATGTCTACCCTTAACAGTTTTTCTGGCTCAAGAATCAAACCAGCATAAAAGAAGTTATAAGAGAAGAAACCTTTAGTTGCATAAGGGTTTGTTAAATCTACATCAGATGGAGACTTAGCGTTAAACTTGATACGACCCATACCTTTAAGACCGATAGTTGCAAATGAACCTTCAGTTGGGAACAGGATTGAGTGAACATCAAAGTTCGTACCATCATTAGCAAGTGTACCAGCATAAGCAGCCGGGATTGCAGCACCTTTACCATAGTTAACTAATGCAGCTTCTGACTCAATGAATCTAACTTCGTGCATTGCACCAACTTCGCCTTGTGCAGCAGTAGCAGCATCACCATACTTGTGGAATGGGACATATACGAATTCACGCTCATAACCAGTACCACGAGTTAAGTTTTCTAAGTCAGACTTAATATCAGCATCGATAATTGCATAGTACGCCTTAGCGATAGTTTTAGTATCAATCTTAGTTGAACCAGTTACGATAGAAGTATTTTTCTTAGCTCTATTACGAACCAATCTACGAACAGCTTTACGAATTAAGTCATAACTAACTTTGTAAGCATCATCAGTAGAACCGTCAGCAGCAACACCTGCACCGACTGTAGCCATTGATGTAGCAACACCTGAATACATCTTAGTAGGTGTAGCAAGCATATCTAACTGTACTAAATCTTCAAATCTACTATTAGCTAATTCACCTAGTTCTTCACGGTAACGTACTTGCATAGCGTCTTCAGAGAATAGTTCTACTTCATCAGTATATGTAATCATCTCACCATAACGAGCTAGTGTTGCTTCAACAGTAACTTTTTGTAGTGTACGTTCATTAGTTGCACCAGCACCTTCAGTAAGTGAAGCACCTGTTCCATCAGTCGCAGCAAGTAATGTTTGTACAGCAGTTAAATCTCTACCACTAAGGTAACCTTTAGCATTGAATGCCGCATCATTGAGTGAACGATCATACATGTGCATGAACTTACTAATCTTATATGTCTTACCTAGTTTCTTAGGCATAGCTTTACGCTTAGACCACTGTGAGTAAATATTTACCCTATTTGCTGCTTTGATACCAGCCTTGTCATAAAAATGTGTTATCGTGTTAGCACCTTGGGAGCTATTAGTCCCATTTCCGTATACTTGAGTTGCCATTAAATTTTCCTTTTATAGCATTACGACAGCACTGTTACATACCGTCTTGAAGTTTCTTGTACCACTCTTCAAACGCTTCATCAGTGTCATCTAAGTAGTCAGTTACTTTAGGTGTGCTCACCCTTTTACGAGGGATTGTTGCAGCCTTGCGCTTAGGTGCAGCTTCTCTAACCTGAGTTCGTTGTTGCTGTTTAGCTTGAACTTGCTCAACTTTTTGCTGTGCTCTTAGCGCCTCTTGTTGCTGTAGTTCCGCAGCACGTGAGTTCATGTGGTATTGCTTACCTGCTTCAACGTAGTACTCAATATCTGGTCTACGACCACCATCTAATACTTTCATTTTCATAGCAATCGGACTAACTTTATCAAATGTACCATTCACTACATCTATGTGCAGTTCTTTAATCAGCTCAGGTTTCTGAGCAAATACATTTCGACTAGCATCATCCCATTGGTCAGCTACCACATGTTGAGTAATAGGGAATTCTTTGTCAGCAGCAATCTCATCAATCACCTCCTGGACCCTCAATTCACCCTCTTCACGCCCATAACTAGTTGGCACATAGTTGCTTTCTTTCTCTAAATCTAAGTCGAGTACGTCAACGTCTGCTCGCTTAATTAGTGAAGTAATCGCTTCTTTGTTGCCTTTAAGAGCATCTATCATCAGATTCATATCATCCTCAGTTAGTTTCTCTTCTTCCAAAGCACTTATCATTTTACGGTAAGGAGCAATAGCCTGCATTTTCTTAGTATAGTTCATTGACTGTCCGAACACTTTACCGAATTGGTTTAATATCTCATCTTCAGTGAATTCGAATTCTTGTCCATTCGCCTTATACTTGTACTTCTTAGGCTCAGCTTCTTGCTCTTCTACTTTAGGTTCTGTTACTTCGTCTTCCTCATTCTCCGAGTTATCTTCAACTTCTTCAGTCTCAGGCTCTTCCTCTTCATCAGGCGTTTCACTGTCATGACCTTCTTCAGGTTCTGCGGATTCCTCTTCAGGTTGTTCCACTTCTCCTTCTTCATACGCTTCAGCCTCTTCTTCACCAGGCTCAATTGTACCTTCTTCTTCGTAAGTAGTATCTGGGGAGTCTGCAGCTGCACGCTCTTCAGCCATAGCAGCGGCTAATTGGGCATCGTCCATATCGAACAATTCTTCTTCAGTATACGCCATCTGCTACTCCTCTAACGAAGCTACATTGTCTTCATCTTCCCCATCTTCATACTCTGCTTCATCTTTAATAGCTTGACCCATTGCTTTAATTGTATGTAAGTGGTCTTGTAACGCACTAATAGCAATCAGCCCTTCCATTACATCAGTTCTCTTACCGGCATTCTTCACCTGGTCACTAGCTAGTATGCTAACTCCACTTACTGCTTTATCTTTAAAGTACCCTTCTTCAATTACTTTCTTGAAGTCAGGGTTCTTTTCTAATCGTTCTAAAGCTTCTGCTTGTTCTACCCAGTAGGTCATTGTCTCATTTGCTGTCTGTTCTTGGTTAATTGTATCCATTGTTGTACAATTCCTTTTTATATTTGATTACGAATGATATTTCGTTACTGTTATTATACTGGCTATCAGCTTAAGGGAACTTTAAGTTACCGCATTCCTGCAGCACTTAACCCCTGTCCTTGCGGTTGTCCTTGACCAGCTTGTGCCTGAGCTTGTTGTTGTAGCATCTGAATAGCAGCCTTAATCAACTCTACCGGAACACCCGCTTGTACCAACTCCTCTGGAGTTTTACCTGCCATCAACGCTCGTGCTACATCTTCTACAGTAATTCCTTGTGGTTCTTGTTGCTCTTGAGCACCTGTCTCACCTTGCTCCATCATCGGAGTCTCTTGTTGTTCAGCACCCATTGCACTTAGTCCTTGCCTTTGTTCCATCATCTCTTATCCTTGTCTTGTATTTAATATACTAGCTAAGCCACCATCCGGAGCAGCACCTGTACTACCACCATTCACAGCTGGTAGCGAATCCAGTTTACGCATATCTAGTATGTCTTGCATGTTCACACTATCCCCGTACAGCTTTCTAGCTCTTTGCATCTCTTCATTAGTTACATTCACTCCTTGAGGTACTGTTATACCGTCATTACTAGCATAGGCAGCCAAGCCACTTAGTTGATCGAATATCCCTCTGGCTGTCTGCTCTTGTATTATCGGAGCATACTTTCTAATTGTCTCTTTTTCTTTATTTGCGTCTTGTACTTGTTCACCTAAAGCTACAAGTTCATTAATTTTTTTATTCCTACTTATTATACCTATACCCATCTTATTACTCCTATTTAGTTATACCAATGTTATGGTCATTATTGGCTACTTGGTACTGCATCTGTATCAAATTCATCTTAGCTTTCAATGCTTCCATCTCAGCCTTATGCTGTTGCTCTAACTTCAACTTCTCTAACTGAAATTGCTCATTCTCTTGGTTATCCGTCTTAACAAAGTTCAAGTCTTCCATATCTTTTTTACTTTCAAGTAAACTAGCTTGTGCTTTCAGCAGCTCAGCTTGTGCTTGTTTCTTAGCTAAGTCTCCCTCTTTATTCTCTATACTCTCAGTGAATATTTTCTGTATGTCCGCTTTGGTCTTAGCTATGTCCATCTGCAGTTTCTGTGCTTGTAGTTTCTTCAGCTCTTCTTCTTGAGGGTTAGGTTGCGGTTTGTACTCTTTAATTGACTTTTCTAACTTAGGCATTCTGTTCAATCTGGCTATTTCACTAAGTACCATCTGAGTCATTTCAAACGGCAAGTTAGGTCCCATTGTCTGTAGTAGGAACCCTAGCTCATTCCTTTTAGCTGTATCATCTTCAGGTGTACTAATCTCTATTTGTAGATCTAATCTGCCTTCTAAGTCTGACTTCCTGATAGCTACGAACTCTGTCTCTGTAACCCTAACTATCTCTTCATCACTAAGAAACTCACTGTTGTATGCCATCCATTTTCTAATCAAAGGTTTGATCAGGTTCTCAGCTATATTACGTACTTTATCCAATCTACGAACAGCTGTAGCATCTAACACGCCTCTGGCTGCAGTGGCGCTAGACCCAAGAGAGTTACCTGTTATACCTCCGCTAAACCCTTTAGTACCTGTTAAACTATCAACCTCAGAATTCATCATAGATAGCATGTCAAAAGCACTACTTGGTATCTGGTTATAACTACCCTGCCATATATCACTAGGGCTACCATTAAACTCGAAGTTATCACCGGCTAACATTCTCTTTTTCTGGACAGGATCTAATACACCTTTACGTACACCAATTTGCCCATTATTACTAGCAGCCATATTATTGATTATACCTCTAGTAACAGCTGTAATAATCTTTTGCTGGTCTTCTATATTGTCTATATCGTTTTCACCGTACAGCTTGAATGGCACGCTCTCAGCAGGGCATGATAGGAATGGTACTTTTTTATCTGGATATGGGTTATCTTCCAATCTAATAATCACATCATTAGCCCATGCACATACTATAGGTTCAGCTATACCATCATCATTAATATCGTAGTTACCCCAGTATTCATGTACTAGTATCTTTTTACGTGGGTCATCTTTGAATTCGAACGACTCATAGTTACCATTAGCGTCTAGGTCTACATAATCTGTATCTTTACTTCCAAACGTTTTTGCTACTTTATCTAAGTTTTTATATCTAGGGTCCCTACGTAACGTACTTAAGTCAGTTTCATATCTATATATAACAAATTGTGCTTTATCTAAGTCGTCTTCACATGTAGGGTCTACGAATACGTCTTCACTTCTACACACCCTAGCAGTAGGTCTATTCACCACAGGTTTAGTCACTAACTCAACCCGTGTCACTACTTGTGTATTGCCATACTCATCAGTAACTATGACATCTACTTCTTCCTCTACCTCTTCCTCTTCGTACTCCCAACCTGTTTGTACGAACACAGTAGCATCTACTTCAAGAACTTTCAAAGCTTTAGTTATAAAATTATACCTATCAAATTGTCTACAGAACTGTGAGTTTAAAAGTAGCTCATTCTGTCTAGCTGCATCTACATCATCTGCGGTAACAGGGGTAAATCTTATAAGGGTAGGACTGCTAACAAACGGTTCTTTTAAACTTGGATGTGCCCAACTTTGCTGTCTCTTAGCTGTTTTAGGTACAATCTTAGATTTACCCTTTTCCTCGTTACCGTACTTTTCTCCATTATATACAGCACGTCTACGATACACGTCAGCATCTACACTTTTACGCATAGTATCGGCTGCTTGTAAATCGGCTTTTAACGCTTGTAGTAACGCTGCCTTGTTTATCCTAGGCTTAGTTGACGGGTTTTCCATAAGCACTGTCCTTAGTTGTTTATTTACTTTTTGGTATTATAGCATAATTTATTACAATTTACACCATTCAGTAGTCTTAACTGTTGTTCCGCATTTGTTAAGAACCTTCAACACTTTTTTACCCCTTTATAGCTACAGGGCTGTTAAGTAGTGCTTGTATGTCGTAACTATGCGCGCTATTAGCCATTCGTGCTCTTTACACCATAAGCCCAACTTCTCATGTCACCGCTTGAACTTAGTTTAGTATCTATATGTAATCGGTGGTCACTACCAGCGCCTATCCAATATGAACCTTGTCCTACACCTGTAAACCCTGCCTGTATTGCACACGCTATAAAGTGAAAGTAGTCCGCTTTACTGCTAAATGTTTTCTTTTTAATGTCAACACCTTTAGCACCCTCTCCATTATCTATGTGTGTGCTTGTCGGCTTCCTACCTACGTGGTTAACACTATAGTCCTTACAGGTAGCGCCTTGCTCTACATACACAGGCTTATCGTATAGCTCTCTAGTTTTATCTAGCTTATCTTTAGTCTCTTGATTTAGACTAGCCCCACAACCACAAGGACACTTTAAGTTTTCTGTATCTTCATTAAAGTACTTCATCTACATACCTCCGCATTTCTTTTAAGTTCAACTATACACTCCAACAAACTAGCGATAACCTCTGTACTAGTATTTCTGTCAAACGTACAGTTAGCTTCTGGAACTACACACTTAACAGGAACTTTAACTTCGTATGGCTTATCTATATACTTAATTTGTGGTTGATGGCTACAAGCTGTTAAAGTCAATACTACGAATACTGTCAACCATATATTTAATGTCTTTGCAATCATCACTCTTTACCACCTTTGTCTTATATATAGTTTTGTATAGCGTCTTGTACTTAACCTCTTTAGGCTTGTTCTTCCATTCTTTAAGCTTCTGTAAAGCTGTATCCTCATTGATACGCAGAGCCTCAATCTCGCTAGTTTGCTTATCTAGTATAGCCTTGTACAGCTCACTCTGCCGCTTTTCATTTACAAGTGCTACTTTAGACTTTAATAGGTCAGTACTAAGAGTACTTATCTGTACTTTTAACGAGTATATATACACGTATAAACCAACTAAAAGTAGCAGCACCATACCACCAAATATCAAGTTCTTATAGACCTGTAGCTGTGCAAACATTATTTATCTACTTTCGTCTCAAAGTGAAACTTTAACACAAGTGTCAGTGCCCCGAACACAGCACCTACAATAACACTTAATACTGTGTCTTTATTAGAGAAGCTATTCACATAACTAATCTCTGTAACCATATAAGCTAAATAGCAAACAAATGCTATGATTGTGTACCTAGCGGTTATTTTTATAGCTTCTTTGTTCATCACGCCCCTCCATAAGTTTACCTGTGTCTACTATGTTGCGCTCAAGTAATGTTGTAATACGAGCATCTGTTGTTGTAAGGCTATTAAGAGACTGTACAACATATGTCCCAAACGTTATAGTATACACAAGTAACAGTCCTATACCCCATCTAATAGCGTTCGTTGAAGGGTACGTAGCTTGTACTTTAGATATATTCTCTATCTCTATACGATGCTCTTCTACAATACCAATAAGTCTTGTAGTATCTTTAGCAACACTGTCAAGGTCTTTGTTCAACAGTTTCATACTATTACAACCACTTTCTGACTTCTGTATAGCATCTATTTCATCTATACGACTATGCACACGCTTAAAGCTCTCAATAAGGTCTTTGTCCATCATCTCAAGCTTATTACTGAACACTGCTTGTTTAGCTAGAAACTTACTTATCTCTTCAAGCCTTTTATTAGTTTCAGTTTGTGAAGACACTAAATGTTCAACGCTAGTAACTAAGTTACCTATAACGGCATCGTGCTTGGTAACCAACTCTCTCATTATTTCGTCCGTCATCACTCACCTCTGCTCTTAAGACAATGCTCACTCTCTAATTTACGCAGTATCCAGCACAACCATTTAGCTTTACCAGTTCGCCCTATATGTGAACTTATTGTTTCATCTTGGCTCCCGTTAAAGAACAGTACATTACCTAGTTGGTCTAGTACTAATAGAAGCCTAAAGAACCAACTACGCTTTTTAACGTCGTCCTCAAACTTCTCTATTAAAAGTTCATTTTCTTCTTGCGTCCTCATAACTATCCTTTAAAGTACTCAGTAACACTTAATATAAACGGCACAATAGTAGTTGCTATGAAGTCTTTATAATCGCTTGTGTGATAGCTTACTTGATTATCCATAACTTCTTTAACTAATGCCACTAAAAGCACAAGACCAAAAGCTATTGCAGATGGTATAACTAGAACCATAAAAGAATAAGCCACAAGACCGTAAAGAGCATGTAGAGCTTTATCGTGTGGTATATTCATTAACTTATATAACTTCTCCATGTCACACTCCTAGCACTTTTGCAACTTCCTGCATACCAGCTTCCAATGCCTCTGCTATACTCTCTATTTGTACCATATGTACTATGTTATCAGCACCTTTCCAACCAACCTTAACGTCTTTATAGACAGATTGATAAGCGATATCTGGAGCAATGCCTGAAGCTAGTGCTTGATTAAACTTAAAGTTCGCCAAACCAACAACTGCACTCATATTACCTATAGCTTTCCCATTAGCGTCATACGCTACTGTATTCGTAGTTATAACTAGTTTATCAAGTTGCTCTTTCTTCTCTTTACGTAACCTATCAGTATAAATATCAGACGAAGCTAAATAGTTATCTATCTCAACATTGTAGTCAGCTTTAGGTGCGAACTCACGAACTCTATTAGTCACTTCCGGCTCGTACGGTGTTAGCTGTAAACCATCTGCGTCATATGTTGCCAATACTTCTGGTGTCACAACTACAGTCTCATTAAGGTACTCGTCAAACGTAACATAGTCACTTGGTGTTCTTATCTCATTACCGTCTTCATCATAAACGATATAGTCTATCGCTACTTGCGGATATACGTAGTCAGGTTCTCTAGTTATTAGGTTACCTTCAGCGTCTACATCATGTAACGCTTTTTCCTCTAACGTCATATCCCTCATAGTAGGAAACATAGCTTCGTAGTCAGCTCTTTGTGCTTCTAACCAAGCTTTTCTATCTTCCTCTTGAAAGTGCTTGGAGAGGGAAGCTCTTATTAGCTCCTCGCCCTTTCCAAGCTCTATTTGCTTCTCAGCTAGTGCTTTATAATCTTGCATTACTTATCTCCTTTGTATACACCTGTACGTTGTATAGCCACGGTAGTTTTCACTTGAGCTCCGTTTAAATCCGTCAGCGTTC